GTTCATCTAGCGTGAGGTCAGAATAATTCTTGTAATTGGATTTTGTCATGACATTGTTATTTAGATGTTGTCTGGTCTGAATTAACCAATAACAAAACTGTGTGGAGTGCCACCTTCTTGGAAGTTGCCTATCTCTTGGTCAAGTCTTTCAATCTCGGCATTGCCTTCGTTCTTGAGTGCGTCACCATTTAATGTGGTTCCGCCCTGTGGTCCTGCTATGGTGTTGAACTTGCCCCTGGCCTCTCCCAGCATGATCTTACACACGGCCAACGTATAGTCCCTGATCCACGGCTTGGCGTAGATGTCCTTGAACAGTGTGATGTCCGGTCTGTAGTTGTCAGTGTGCATCAGTACGGTCTCGTTATCTGCCCTTGGTCTCTGCGTGATGGTCAGTTTCTTCGTTGCCACGTCAAAGTGGAACTGTATGAAACTTCCAAACATCTTTCCAACCAGTTCCTGATAACTCGCGAAAGCGTAGTAGGTGGCCAGTCCGCCCGTGGCCCCCGCCCTCAAAAGATAGGTGTTGGTGTAGGCCAAGTTGAACGGTTCGAACAAGGTCCCACCTTCGCCGCCTTCGGTCCTCGATCCCACGGTCCTCCTGTTTAGGTTCCTCACATTGATCACCTCGTCTGGTAGGATGTAGGAATTTTGGTTCTTCTTGAGTTCTAGGAAAGCGTATGATTCTTCCACGGCGTTTGATGATCTCTGCCTGTATCTGTTTGTGGCTCTTTCCAGTGCCGTTTGGTAGTGTTTTGGGTCCAATTCCACGTCGATCATGCCCTCACCGAGGTTGTTCTTCACATAATCAAATATTTCCTGTTGGCTTGTTTGAAGTTCTGACATAGTCGTATTTATTGGTTTGAGCTATACAATAAATATGTATGATATGCCTAGACTGTCGATTTTCAAGCCTGAAAAGGGAAATGATTACAAGTTCTTTGACCGCAACATAAAAGAGATGTTCACGGTGGGGGGCACGGACCTACACTTCCACAAATACCTAGGTCCCTATGACCAGGGCGACACCAACAAGGATGGACCAGCCTCACCCAGCCAACCCAGGGTGACGGGCAGTGATCTAAACGAGACCACGATCCAGGATCTGCTGTTCCTAGAGAACAGGGATAGGAAATACGCAGACGACGTGTATGTTGTTAGGGGTATATACAATGTCCAGGACGCGGATTTCAACCTATCACAGTTTGGAATGTTCCTACAGAACGACACTTTATTTTTAACAGTACACTTGAACGATATAGTTGAGCGCATTGGTAGGAAACCCATGGCGGGAGATGTCATAGAGTTCCCACACATGAAGGAAGATTATTCATTGGACGAATCCATACCAATAGCACTAAAAAGATATTATGTAGTAGAGGATGTGAACAGGGCCGCGGAAGGATTCTCACAGACATGGTGGCCACACCTACTGAGATTGAAGATGAAGACTCTAGTGGATTCACAGGAATTCAAGGACATAATCGGTGATGCCACAACGGCAGGATCTGTGGCCAGTTACATGAGTACCTATAACAGAGAAAAGACAATTAATGATCAGATAGTGGCACAGGCGGAGCAGGATGCTCCCAAGTCGGGATTCAACTACAAACAATATTATGTCGCCCCAATCGATGAGCGTGGTAACATCAGGACAGAGAATGTCAACACAGAGGAGCAGAGGGCCAGCAGTGACAACACTGTCAACGCCGTGATCGACACCCCGGCCAGTTCACACTATGGTTTCTACCTAGACGGAGACGGAGTGGCACCCAACGGAAATCCCGCAGGATTTGGTATATCCTTTCCAACGTCGGGAGTTGACCCGGGTGACTACTTCCTGAGGACTGATTACCTACCAAATAGGTTGTTCCGTTATGACGGTACCAGATGGGTCAAGGTGGAAGATTCTGTTAGGATAACTACAACCAACAACGATTCTAGGGCAAACTACAAGACAAGTTTCGTCAACAACTCCACTAGTTCTACGATAAACGGATTGACCGTGGAACAGAGACAGGCCTTGACCGATGCCCTTAAACCAAAGGCTGACAATTAAAGATGTTACATTTCTACGAAGGCCAAGTCAGGAAATTTTTAACACAGTTCATCAGGATACTGAGTAACTTCTCTGTGGAGACGGGCAAGGGCGCAGACGGTACAGTTCAGTTAAGGGCAGTGCCTGTGACCTACGGTGATCCAACAAGGCAGGTGGCCAACATAATCAGGAACAATTCAGAGAACGCGCTACAGTATGCACCAAGGATTGCCTGTTATGTGAGGGAGTTGAACTACGACAGGGACAGGATGCAGAACCCATACCACATAGAGAAACAGCACCTCAGAGAACGTGATTACAATGAGAGCACAGGTGAATACACCAACCAACTGGGTGCCGGGTACACGGTGGAGAAGGTGATGCCATCTCCGTTCAGGCTAGAAGTATCAGCGGACATATGGAGTTCTAACACGGACCAAAAACTGCAGATCATGGAACAGATACTGTACCTGTTCAACCCAGACTTCGAGATACAGAAGTCAGACAACTACATAGACTGGACCAGCCTCAGTTACGTGGAGTTGACTGGCACCACGTTCAGTTCAAGGACAATACCAGTGGGCGCGGATTCAGAGATCGACGTGGCCACACTAACGTTCAGCATGCCAATTTGGTTGTCACCACCCGTGAAAGTCAAGAAACTGGGTGTGGTACAGAAGATCATAATGAGCATATACGATGACGACGGTGGCATAGCCAAAGGCTTGATAGACGGCGAACTGATGTCTAGGAGTTACGTCACACCAAACAACTTTGGACTGTTGGTCACGGGCAATCAACTGAGACTGTTGGGAACCACGGGAGTAAATGTCAGTTCCGGTGGAGACGGATTCCACACGGGAGCCAATGAACCGTCAAACTATGATCCTTTCGAGACGTTTGGACCAGCGGTGAACTGGAAGTTACTGCTTGACCAGTATGGCAAGGTAACAAACGGAACATCGCAGATAAGATTGAAACAGCCAAACGGAAACGAGATCGTTGGAACTATCGCGACGACGACGCTGGACGACACCATATTGCTCTACAGCATAGATTCTGACACCATACCTTCAAACTCACTGACCGCCGTGAAGAAGATCATAAATCCAGCCACGTTCGATCCCGGCACACCTGCCAACGGTGACAGGTACCTAGTGATCAACGATGTGGGCGACAGCACTGCCAGTTTCCAGAGTTCGACGTGGGGCACACTGGTGGCCGGTGTAGGTGACATCATAGAGTACAACAGCACGACCTCAAAATGGAACGTGGCGTTTGACGCATCCAATCCCGACTCCACACAGCACTACGTGACGAATCTAAACACTGGAATACAGTATCGTTTCAACGGCACAGAATGGGTGAAATCCTACGAGGGCGTGTACACAGCGGGTGATTGGAGCATAGTGTTGGACGGTAATTCATCCAATTACGACGCCAGCACAGACGCGACCACCCCTTGATAAAACGCACATAAGTTGTTATAATACGATATGAAAGAAAACATTGTCTGTTCTGGTGCACTGTTCTACAGCACAGCCACCAAGCGTTTCCTGTTCCTGCAACGCACGGACAAGAAGACCGCTGGAATGTGGGGACTGGTTGGCGGACAGGCCAAGTACACAGAATCGGCATTCGAGGGTTTGAAACGTGAGATACAGGAAGAAGTGGGCGACACCCCCAAGTTCAAGAAGGTGATCCCACTTGAGATGTTCACGTCAAACGATCAGAAGTTCTTCTTCCACACATACCTCATTGCCATAGACGCAGAATTCATACCCAACCTCAATGGTGAACACTCCGGCTACTGCTGGACCGCGTTCGAGTGTTGGCCCAAGAACCTTCACATGGGACTGCGAAACACCCTCAACAACAAATCGATAAAAGGTAAGTTGCAGACTATATTAGATCTTATAGTCTAATCGTTTTTGATGTAAGATTTTCCTGTGAGTTTCTCGATGTCTCGGATCATCTCTTCCATGTTGATCCTCACGGTCTTGCCAGTTTTGACATTCCTAGAATAGTATTCCCACTCGCCCTGTTCGTTGTGTGGTGATATCTTGGTCACGTTGCCCGCCTCATCTCGAACAAACACTTCAGCGCTGGAAGACTCGTCTTTGGCGTATATGTGGGCCTTGTCTGCCACTGTGCTAGGATCTGATCCTACAGTGAGTGCTATGGGACTGTCAAATGTCTTGGCCCCCGTTATGGTCTGTTCTGTTGACACCAACACCGTGTCCGCCGTGGACGCACCCGCTGATCCCCTCAGCATGTGTACCCTGTAGCCGTTCACCAGTGTGCTGGCGCCTGATGTGGATGCCGCCTGCACCGTGACTGTCGTGCCACTCAGTGCGGCCGTGAATGTCAGTTGATCAGAACCTTTTGTGCTGACCAGAGGTCCCTGTGTAACATAGGCCTCGTCGTTGGCCACCACCATGACCTCCTGTATGGATGCCGCGCCCTCCGTGGCGTTGTAGCCCGTGAACACGTAGAACGCGCCCGTGTAGGCCGTTGTGGCGAAACTGTCTACCGTGGTCGCTCCAGAGTCAACTGAGGTGGCTTCTACAATGTTCACATTGTCTCCGGTTGATGCGGATTCGTCGTCCGCCAGCAGTATCCTGTATACCGTTACCCTGCAGTTGGGTGCCTGTGCTGAAGCCTTAAGCACTACCTCCGTGGAATCTATCTCTGTGGTCAGGGTGATCAGGTCATTGTTGCCGGTGTTGACGTTGCCGTACTGTGTGATGTAGGCGTTTGATCCATCATGCACCACCAACGCTTCCGTGTTTGATAATTCGCCCGTCGTCGTGTTGTTGACGGAGATGTAGTATTTTGCTCCCCTGGCGGATGCCAGTGCGAATCCGTCTATCTTCTCTGCCGCAGAATCCACATCTAAATTTATGTCTGTTGTGATGTTACCCGTTGTGCCTGCTGTTGTGTTGTCTCCGGTGGCTATCCTGTAGAAGCTCACCGAGTTAACGACCGATCCGCCCGTGCCCAACAGTCTGGCGTTGCCGCCCGCCACGTCCGCGGTCACGCTCACGTAGGTGTTTGAAACATTGGACTGTGTGATGTGTGATTCTGACACGAAAGCGTCGGTGTCGTTGTGCACCAGGCTGTACTTGGCGGTCGAGACCTCATCGTTGATCTCGTCCCTGGTCACTGCCAGGTACCACGCTGAATCGAAACTTGAAGTGACGAACTGGTCTATGACCGATGCCGTAGTGCTTATGGCAGTGGCAGATCCCGTTGATGTGTCATCGGTGTTCTCTGATGTCGCAGTGGTGGCGCCCAGTTGTGCCCATCCCCCCGCTGTGGTGTAGCCCTCTATGGTGTCAGTGCTACTGTTGTATCTGATCATACCCACGGATCCGCTTGGTCTCTGTGCCGTCGTACCGTTAGGCAGTCTCACTGCGTTGGTTGTTGCGGAGGCGTCCAACACCGTGGTGGCATTCATTGTTATTATTGTGCTACCATCCGCGTCTATGGTGATTGAACCTGTGCCTGAATCCGTCACGGTTACGTTTGAGTCACCTTCTGATATAGCAGATGTGGATATCTGATCAACGTAGGCTTTTACAGCCTTGGCACTGGCCAGGGTATCATCAGATCCAGATACGCTGGAAAGGTCGGTGTCTATTGTGGTTATACCATCCAACAGGTTTATTTCTGCGGCACTCGCCGTGACGGCACTACCGCCTATCTGCAGAGCGGTGGTGTTAGTGGTTCCGTTTACGTGTAGTGTTGTTGTGGGTTCTGAAGTACCTATACCTACACGACTGTTCGTCACGTCGAGATACAGTAGGTTTGTTTCAAACGCAAGGTCGACGCCATTCCTGGTTAGGTTTGACTTTAGTACCGACCCTGATATACGACCTATGGCCATATTTCAGTACTCCTCTATAATAGTGTTAGCAGAGCACATGCTCTACACGGTCTCCCTATCGTTGCCGACCGACAGCAGTATGGGTATTTATGCGCCTAAAAAAAAAGGGCGACCCTTAGAGCCGCCCTTTGATCCTACTAAAAAGTAGTGCTATTTATTAGTTGTTGGTCCTCACCGCACAGTTTACCAGTTTGATGCCTGCGTCTGTGTTGGTCTCCAGTGCCCTACCAATGACGTTGAAAGGAGAGATCGACTCGCCCTGCGCCACTGCTCTAGCACAACCTTTGATCGATGAAGTAACAAGTCTTTGACCTTTGTTCACTACACCTGTAACTCTAACCGGTGTTCTACCTGTCATAGCAACAAATGGGTGTGTGGTGTTGTCACCTGCCGCCGCATTCATCATGTATGCTGGTTTGTCTGAGATAACTCCAAAAACGTCCTCGGACATCTCTGAAGTTGCTTCCGTGATCTCTGCTGAACCACCCACTTCTACAACTGAACCGATTTCCATAGGAGCGTCTGCTTCGAAACGCTCCGCCACGTCCGCGTATTGCGCCGAGCTGGCTGTAGTCGATAAAACGTTGGTTGATGGGTTGTAACTTAGACCAGTGTCCGTCTCGATGCCCTGTGTTCCAGTTGCTCCGTCAACGAATGTCAAGTAAACAGTCTCGTTGGTCGAGTTGTTAGCCGTTACCGTTACTGCTGTTCCGATCGCCGCTGTTCCTGAAGTGTCCTGGTTACCTGCTGTGTTAACACCTGGTAGGTTGATGTTGGCAGTTCCATTGAATGAAACTCCACCTATCGTCCTTGCAGTCTCAAGTGCAGTGGCAGTTGCCGCATTACCTGACGTGTCCTGGTTACCCGCTGTGTTCACACCTGGTAAGTTGATGTTGGCTGATCCATTGAATGAAACGCCACCTATGGTCCTTGCGGTCTGTAGGGTTGTGGCCGTGCTGGCGTTACCAGTCACCGCTCCCGTCACGTTACCCTCGATGTTGGCAAGTAGTGTTCCTGTAGTGATTGTCAAGTTACCTGTTGACGCACCCGTGAAAGTACCTGTACCAACCCTGAACTTGTCTTCCGACTCGTCGAAACCGATGAAAGCGTTGGCGCTGTCACCCCTCTCGATCACGATACCTGCGTCATTGGCCGGAGCACCCGTGGTTCCGTTGGCGTACTCAACCAGTGAGTCCGACACCGTGGTGTTGGTCGTGGCCACTGTGGTTGTGGTACCATTCACAGTCAAGTCGCCTGACACGATCACGTTACCACTGAATGTGGCACTGGTGTCGTTTACGACCAGTTCCGTGCTACCGTCCGCTGTCAGTGTTATCGAACCTGTGCCCGAGTCAGCAACAACCACAGATGTGTTACCTTCTGTGATCGTTGTAGATGAAAGACTAGATAGGCCGTTGTCAACGTAGGCCTTGATAGACTGCTGTGTGGCCAGTTGCGTGTCACTGTTTGAAATAAGGTTGTCCTCGTCCAGTATCGCCGTACCACTCACACCCGTGTTCAACACGGCACTGGTCAGTGTCTTGTTGGTCAGTGTGTCTGTTGTAGCCCTACCAACTAATGTATCAGTTGATGTAGGTAATGTCAAAGTACCTGTGTTACTGATAGACGAGATAACCGGTGTGGTCAGTGTCTTGTTGGTCAAGGTCTGACTGCCAGTCAGTGTTGCCACCGTGCTGTCGATCGCCACTGTCAGTGTGTTACCTGATCCTGTTGTGTCAATACCCGTACCACCTGCTATGTCAAGCACTTCTGAATCAAGGTCGATGCTCAATGCACCACCTGAATCACCTTGGAAGTCAAGGTCTGACGCTGTTACCTGTGCGTCAACATATGCCTTGATAGACTGTTGTGTGGCCAACGCAGTCGCACTGTCTGATCCCATCGCATCTTCGTCTAAGATGCTGTTTACTCTAGCACCTGATCCGCCCAACTGCATACCAGAATCATTAACTGTGAGTTCTTCGTTGCTGTTCGCTGTGATGGTCAATACGCCTGAAGCACCCGTGCCTGACACAGTTGCGTTCGTGGCGTTGCTGTCTGTTGTGA